TTGCGCTGCTAGACACAGCGGTCATAGTCAAAGCGGATGTTGGGTAAACGTAAGCATCGCCGTCATTCCAGACCGTCTCAAATGATCCGTTAACGTCACGATTGAACCCAAAAATGTTGACCGCCTCGCTGTCGTACATTTTGCCTTTGGCAATATCAAACAAAAGATGGGGGGTGGGTCTTTGGTAGTGGTATTGGTACATGGTTGCCTCAAATTGTGTAAGCCAGCCAGACGGCTAGCACGATTCCTATACTCATGACGGCAAGATGCGTCATCTGCGCGTCAAGTACGCCAGCAAGCCTCCCAGTGCTATAGGAAGAAATATCAAGATAAAGAACGCGGCTATGGCGTATTCCTTAACCTGTTTCCAGAATGCCTTCTTTCTGGCCGCCTCTCTCGCCAACCTTAACTGCTCGGCCTTCCTAGCATCGGCCATCTGCTGCATACATTGAGAGTAGAGATGACCGTTACCCGATACGGTGAACAGGTCTTTAATCTCCTTCATGGTTTCGTCTATCTGCTTCTTGGCTAGCGCAGCGGCGATCACATCTTTCTCGTTCAACTTGCCTTCATTCTGGGCACGTTGTAGTTGCACTTGGGCACTTCCCAGGGAGGAGACGAAACCGGCAATGCTCTGGATATCATTCGTACTCTCGGCCACGGACTTTATCGCCGACGTTGCAGCGTTAACCCCAGCTATGATCGCTGAGATCTCCGCTATCACTGGAGATTGCTAACCACAACAGTGACCACGCCAGTCACAGCAGAGGCGACAACAAGCCACGCCAGCTTTTCCCAGCGTAGAGCGTGGGCATCAGTGGCTTTGCGCAGTTCTCGAAGCTCCACCAGAGCCTCCCCCCACCTTTGGGCGCATTCTTGCTCGTGCCGGGCTATCTTCTCTAAGGCTTGTTCTGCTCTGTCGCTCACCACGGCACACCATCAGCGGTTGTTGGGTTCTTCTGCTCTTCAATGCTGGCAGTGAGGGAGGCTTCAATGGCATCAACGTCCAACTCACCCTGCACCCAGCCAATCACGTCAGCTTCAGTCAGGTCATCGTAGGCGATGTAGCCTTCAGCAGAAGGGTCTGGAGTAAAGCCACAGGTTCCATAGGACGAAGCACTGTATGTCTCCTCCCCCACGGTTTCTTCTTCAGTGACCCGCCAGTGGGCTACAATAACGCCTCCCGCTAAGTCACCCTGTAAGTCTCGTTCTAGTGTTGCAATAGTCCATGTAGCCATTAGTTATTCTCCTAGTTATCCACAGTACAAAACAACAGGAACTACATAGCTCCCGTCTGCGTGTGTTTCTTTGATTGTTGTTGAAGTCACCTTTCCAATAGTTTTGCTTCTTATGATGTCATCAGACTGAACCTTTGCGGTTCCATCGCCATTACTTGTGAGTAAATCACCTACAGCAATAGTTGCAGAGCTAATAATACGACACCAACTAGCGCCGACAGCCGCTATAGTTTCTCCACCACCTTCCATTGCGCCAATCCAAACACCATAAACAGCAGCACTTTCAGATGTAGTTGAAACTTGTGTTTTAGTAAGTCGCTGTTGTGCTGTGTATTGGTTTTCAACAAGATCGCCAGTGGCTTCCATTACCGTACCAAAGAGCATCCCAGTATCAGCAGTTTCACTGTAGTGACTACCCATAAATGGGTTATATGAGACTGTTGAGCCAGAAACAGAAATACTACCTACGTCTGCTCCGTTTTTGCGTAGGTTAACAAGCGTCCCATCAGTTCCAGTGCGGTTAACCTGCATGCCAAAATCGTTAGTCACGTTAGCAGAAATAAAGCCAGTAGAAGCTATATATACGGATGACGCATTTGAGGTTGTGGAGCCTTCATAAGTAGTGCCACCCACCAAAAGATTACCGCTGCCGTCTATAGATAAGTCATATCTAGAATCAGTTGCGTTATAAACATATAATCCTGTTGAATCTAAACCTATAGTTCTTTCATCATAACCAGAATGAGCATTGAATTTTACTTGGCTTCCTACGTTAGCAGTGCCTGACAGGTAGAGGTCTTTGAAGCGAAGGTTTGTAGAAGCCCCGTCTGAGTAACCTAAGTCAATACTATTATCTACATTTGCGCCTGTAGCTACGTTATGGGGTATAAGGGCGTTTACGTCTTTATTGAATTGAACACCCGTATCTCCAGTTCCAACTGTTAGATTGCCTAACAAAGTACCAATAGTCCCCACGTTTGAGCCGTCTTTGTAGAAGTAAGACATGCCGCCATCGCTAGACAAACGATTTAAAAATAACGAACCATCGCCAGAAACTGTCGCATCTATAGCACCTGTGGGAGCAAACCTCAGACCTGCTGTTCCAAATGCTGTTGAAGTCTTCCCCACCAAAAGATTGCCAGATGAGTCCAGCACCATTTTTTGAGTATTTCCGCCAGTCGTAAACTTGATGGAACCCGCTCCACCGTCAGACATGATTGAAATGTCATTGTCAAAAGTGTAAAGGAATGCAGCACCTGCGGCGGTAGCACCGTAGGCTGTAGCGCCTTGCTTTCCAACATTTGTGGTATACACATTTTGGGCATTACCAACTTTGATTGTTGCATCACCACTACCTGATTCATCTAGCTCCAATTGACTGCTAGGCGAACTAGTACCAATACCAACACGGTTATTCGTTGCATCTACATGCAAGGTATCTGTGTCCACGGTCAACGCGGCAGCCGTTACTGTGCCAGTAAACGTAGGCGATGCTAGAGGCGCTTTGGTGTCTATCTGTGTCTGAATTGCTGAAGTCACACCATCAACGAAGTTCAGTTCCGCAGCCGTGGATGTGACCGATACCCCACCCAATGAGAAATTTGTGATGTCAGCAGTGGTGATGGTCAATGAGCCAATCGTATTGCCGGTGAGAGCAGCGTTTAGGTCAGAGTCAGAGACGTTATCAAGATCCGCTCGCGCAAGCTCGAACCCACCCGCCGCCGAGCCATTGTGAACGTGGAGAGACTCGTTTGTGGTGTTAACAGACACTTCCCCTTCGGCACCCGTGAATGACGTATGCTCGGACTGTGTCCCTCTCCGCATTTGTAATTGTGTAGCCATCTTATGCCTCTAGTTCTCGTAGTTGTTCCAGTGCCCAAGCAAACTCAGGGTGGTCTGGCGAATAGTGTTTAATGTTCATTGTAACAAGGTCGTCAGCTACCTGCTGAAACCGCAGAAATACGCCGTTTTCGTTTTCGTACCCGTCCACCAGTTCCATTAGGTCACCTTGTAAATCTTATAATTCAGGACCAAGTCACTTGGCGAACCCCAGCCAGCAACTCGTCGCCCCATCATATCCACTTGGATGGTGAAAGCCTGAGTTCCTTGAAACTTGGTGAGAGGGAGCAGCGTGGCTACTGGGCCAAGCATTGCTGTGCTTTCATAACCCGACCAAGTAGTCCATGAGCCGGTCATCTCGATGTTCACGAGGAAGGTAGCATTAGAACCAGCCCATGCTGTGAACCCTGCCGGATAGATGCCCTCGATGAAGTAAGTCTCAACCACCTCAATGCTGGGGTTATGACCAAACGTGTAGCTCTTATCTGGCAGCGTGTAACTTCCGCTTGCCACAATCAGGTTCCGGCTAAGAACTACGCCGTTGAACTCAGCATCGCCGCTCTTGTTGATACGCCAGCCCGATGTCCCTGAAACGTAATTACTGGACTCAATGACGTTGCCGATCTTGGCGTTGGTAACAATACCATCGGTGATTTGAGCGCTGTTTGTCAGCACGTTGTTGGCGGCCAGCTTACTGCCGGTGATAACACCCGCAACGATGTTTGAAGTCTGGATGAACTCAAACGAGCCAATCGCACTCACCACCGCAGATGTAGTGATGGACCCACTCTGAATCGCGCCGATCACCGCAGAATCAGCGAATATCTGTGACGTGTTCAGCTCTGTACTCGTCAAACTTCCAGCAACCACCTCAGATGCGCTCACAGAGTTAGCTGCTATCTTGCTTGCGGTCACGGAGTCGGTAGCCAGTTTGACAGTCGTTATCGCCCCGCTGGATATTTTATCCGCGACCACGGCTCCGGCCTGAATGGATGCTGTCGAGATTTGCCCCGCCGTGAGGCTCGAGGCTTGCACCTGACCAAACACCTGCGTAGCCAAGTTTACTTGGTCATCAAGGTCCACTGCTGAGATGGCGGTAGTCCACGCCGTCCCCGAGTAGCGGTAGAGCTTAGAATCGGTGGTAAGCATCACCACGCGACCCGTAGTGAGTCCCGTTGTGGGCAGAGTCCCCACCCTCTCCACTGGTCTTAGGTCATCGCTGAAGATGTTTTCAGGCAATGTGCCTGTCAGGTCGTTGGTGTTAACCAGTGCCGTGAACTCAGGAACAGAAGAGTCGTAGCGGTAGAGTTTGGGTGGAGAGTCCCCAGTGTTGAACACGAAGACTGGCCCAGTGTATGCCGTCGGAGAGGGCAGGCTAGTCACAACAGATACAGGCTCAATGCCGGAAGCAAACGAAGCCGCAGTGATGGAACCGGGGTCTACGCTGGAGGCCGTGAATATCTGATCAGACCACGCTGTACCCGTCCAGACATAAAGCTCGTTCTCTGGTAGCAGCAGTTTCACCTGACCCGTATGGTCGCCACTCGCTGGCAGGCTAGTAACAGGCTCAATGCCGAAGGCATCACCCTCTGAGAACTGGTCAAGGACTGACTGGGCCAAATCGTCTAGGGTTATCTTTTCTGTGGTCGCGTTGAATGACGCACTGAATGCTGAGGTGTTGCCAGATCGGTCTACACTTCTGAGCCAATAGTATCTTGTGACCTCGTTACCCAGACCCGTTACTGTGTGCTGGTCAGACTTGGTTCTGACAATCAGACTAGCGGTGTTCAGGTTATCAGTCGTGTTCTCGAAGATTTCCACATAGGCCAAATCTGAGTCTGTGGGCAACTCGAAATCCAGTTTAATCTGCTGGATTCTGCCGTATGCCACGATGCTCCCTGGGACAGCGGGAGCCGTCTGGTCGCCTTGCAGGGTTATAGTCTGGCTGATGAATCCAGAGGTTGTGCCGGTGAAAGTAACCGCCCTCACCCTAAAGGTGAACTCTTCTAGCTCCTTCATGCCAGCAATCACAGTGCTGTTGCCGAAGACGTTGATGCTAGAAAAGTCTGCCCCAGCGCCAGATATTGGCTCGTTGACCCCACCATAGTTAAGCTCGAGGGTGGTGGCATCAGCAACGGAGCCATAGTTTATGACCGCTGTGTAGGCGTCTGAGATTTGCCCGTAGTCAATCTCTCCAGAGGACGTTTGCTTGAACTCAACCTCGTAATAGCTGACATACTCAGCAGAGGTGGGAGGCGTCCACGATACTTGCACCGCCGGTAGAACAGACCCGTCGTTGCCTAGTGTGGTGGTCTCTGTGAGAGTCAGCCCCGTAGGCGCTCCCTGAGATGGGATGTCGTCCACAATCTCAGAATAGTTGGGGTTATTCGGGCCGACGGTGGCCAAGATATTCGACGTATCGTTGTCCGGATTTCGGTCTGAGCGAACGAAGGGGTCATCACTTCCACCTCCATAAGCCAAAGCACGAACCCAGTAGTATCTGGTATCGCCTACGTTTATTGGGTCTGTGGCGTTGGATGCGTCATGGATAAACTGAGTGCCGCGAGTCTCACCGATGACTTGACTATTCGACCATGAAGAATCCGCAGAAGCGTAAATGGCGATGGTCTGAAAGAGCTTCGGGTTTGCTGGGTTAGTCCAGTTGAGTTCGATGTTCTTCAGTCCTGCCGTAGCCGATAGGTTCTGTGGGTCAGGTACTCCACGGAATGCCTCAGTGATAACGCCAGTCGCTTCAATTGTGCTGTATTCATTTGCCGCAGGGTCGGCATATGATCCAGAGTCATCCTCCAAGAGCGTGAGGTTGACCACCCCATCCTGAGTGTCAGAGAACGACCAGCTAGCGCAGCGGAACACCTTGTTGCTGTAGTTCAGTTCCTCAACGGTAACAGACACTCTGTCCCCAACGTCAACTCGAAGCCCTGTGAGGTTGGCAGGGAATGTCAGCACCTTTTGCTGGTCTGACATCTGAACTTGTTTGTGCGCGATCCTCTGCGCCATGAACGAACTATTGGTGAACGGTAGCTCTATGTCTTTGGTGAGAACCTCGTCATTATCTCTGCTAACTGCCGCTGTAATAGATACCGCTGGAGCCTCGACTGATTTATGGTGCTGGGCGGGGTCAATAAAAATCGGGCGGATTGTATTAAAACGCTGGCCGCGCTCCACCGAAGTCTTAACGCTAATTGGCCCTGCGAGGTCATCTTCCGTGAGGCTCTCAGTGGGCGCTTCATAGATACCTGCCCTGATGGTGTAAATACCGTTGGAGTAAACAAGGCTGCCGTTCATGGAAGACAGCAGCTTGTTGATGTTCGCTCGGTGAGTGTCTGTTGCGAACAAAACGCCGTTCGCAGTGAACCGCTTTTGCGTCCCTGAGTTGGGCACCGTTACCGTAACATCACAAGCATCCGCCGCAGTCTCTACCGCAGCCCAGTCAATCTTACTAACTGGAATGGACAGACCAAACTTGGTATCGGTCAGGTAATTAGCCACACAGAGAGCGGGATTGTCCGACCACTGCTGATAGGTTGCATTAGTAGGATTGGCCCCCGCACTCGTATCAAGTCGAGGGTCGTAGATGTCTTTCTTGCCTTTGACCAAGGCTTTGATGTTCTGTGGCTTCTTTCTATCCCATAATTGCTGGGATGAGTCGGTCAGCGTCCACTTAGTTGAGATCGTGGCAATCCCACGAGTCCTGTGTGCTGTGCTCCAGTTTGCACCCACAAAGGTCTGGAGCAACGTGTCATAGGTCTGGTCGCTTGCGCCTAGCCGTCGATTAATCTGGGTTATGGTGACTAATGGGTCATCAGATGTTGGGCCGTAGGTTCCAGCGGTTACGTTGGTGCCGCTAATCTGTGCGTCTGTTATAACCTCTAGGTCAAAGTGAACGTCTCCAATACTTTGGCATTCATGCCCAGCGAGGGCGATGGCGTGATATAGGTCTTTATTGTCAGTCCCACCCAAGCCAACGAAGAAGATAGGCCCAGAGACCAGAGCTTCACCATAGACCATCTTCTGAGGTTCAATTGTGCCTTTGACTGTCTGCTGTCTGGTCTTGTCGTTATCTGCTTGGGGAATTGTCAGGTCAGGCATCAACCCTTTGAGGGCCGCTCCAGCCACAGCAACGCTAACGCCGACAACCGCAGCGCCAACAAACGCAGCGCTACCCCCAAGAAATGCTGCGGTAGAACCAACAGTAGTTCCGATACCAACAGCGTAAGCCGCCGAAACCCCGATCTTTGCTAAACCTGTGACGATTGCTTGTGGCACTTAGACGCTCCATCCTGCTACTAGGTATCGGTCTGGAATCTGTGTCATGCCCTTTTCAGTCAGGCAGACCACCTTGTCTGATAGCTTTATCCCGCACACCTGACCAATTATCGGTATATCAACAATGCAAGGGTCGCCGTCCTTTATGTCAGAACTGACATCACCCAAGATGCTGCCAATGAAGTCGACCAACTCACCCTCTCGCCCCACTAGCAACTCTGCCTGAGCCTCTGAGTCGTATTTGAACCGCTCAGAGTAATCCTTGCCGGTAAGCTCTTTGACGATGAAAGCCGCGAACTGGCAGCAGTCGGCATCGCCATAGCTAAACTCTCGGCGCTTCCATTTATTAAGTGCGGTGTGAACTTTCATCAGAATCTAAAGTTGTTGCCGAAATCGCTAGGGTCGATGTTGTTGGGGTCAAATGGCGTGAAGGTTCCCGGTCTAGGCGTTCCGATGATCGCGTTAGATGCGGCATCTCCCCATCTCAGCTTCGCCCCGTCAATGTCAGCCATTAGGTCAAAACCTAAATCGCCGGCAAAGTCCTTCTGTAGCTGCGCGTTGGTGTATTTCAGATTGGATGCCTTATTGAATCTGGCAAGCTCTGATTCAGCAGTCAGCGAGATGACATCCCCGCCCTGTGCTCCCACCGATACGGTCATCTGGTCCATTGCGCCTTCCCACACGATTGTGGGGTCAGCAATCAGGTCATCACTGGTATCTAAAACGCCAAGGTAAACCGTGACCGGCTGGAGGTAGTAGTCTTCAGTCAAAGCGGCGGCAGAGATGTCTGGGTCTAATCCACTAAGGGAGAGAGTTATCTTGTAGGGGCTGACATCAGCGCCTTCTTCAATCTGACTGATCTCTCCCAGATCACCAGTACCTAGCCAGTCCTGACCACCCCAAGTATATGTGCCGATTGAGTTATGCAGGTACAAAGTCCCGCTTGGGAACTCCAGCTTGGTGAATGTAACCAGCAGGACATGCTGTGCAGACAGGGCATCAAGAACCGCAGATGGAAAGCCTCTACTCATGCGAGAACGTCCTCCACTGCTTCGATGTTGAACGTGGAGGTTATATCAACTTGGGTATCCCATGACGCTGGGCCTGCCAGCATAAACACGCCTTTCACTGGCGATGTATAGGTAACAACCGTGTCATCGGGTGGGGTTTTGCGAATTGGCGGAGCGATGCTCAGCGTGACATTGCCAGAAGCATCCGAGTCTGCCTGAGCAACCACCATGTGAAGCTCGTTGTTAAAGGAGATGTAGTCCCCTGGCTTCAGGTATCCAGCGACGTTAGCCGTAGCACCATCACAGACCAGACTGGTACCCGATTGGCTACCACCGTTTACCACTAGGTTTCCACCCCCCGCACCCCTTCGCGTGAAGGAATGATCGTGCAAGGTGAACCGATGCTCTTGTCCGTTTAGCTTAACCAGAAACGCCTGCATCTCTTGGCGGTCATCACCTGAGAGGTTTCTAAACTGCAAGCTGGCTCGCCAGAGAGAACCCTTGCGAGATGTGGTCTGGACAGCGTTAGTTAAGGGCGACTGGAACGTGCGAGTGTTAGAAACAAGCTCAAACGTGTTAGTCGTTGGGGTAATGCTTGGGAAGGTAAAGGTAGTCATCTATGCAAACCTCCCACGGCGCATCAAATCTTGGATGGTCATTATAGTCTGTTGTGAGGTCTGGGCCATAGCAGATTTGATTCTTTGGTCTACGTCAGCACCAGAGCCTCTAGCGTCCACGTTATTGATGACGGTCACACCGCCACCCATCTTCTTGTTTGGAACTATTGAGCCAGACTGGTTGGGCACGAACATCTCAGGCCCACGCTCTCCAACCATGTAAGGGCTGCCAGCTTGTACTGGGCCGCCGATGGCCATAGCTGATCGAGGTGACACGCCGCCTCCCCCACCACCCCCGCCGGTTACAGCTTTTTTGACACCGAATAGAGCGCTGGCAATACCACCTGTTAATCGGTCAATGATGTAGAACTGAATGAGTTGAGCGACCATGTTCTTTATCATCGCCTTAAAAGCGTCTTTCAGGTTGCCAGTACCCATGACTGCGTTGGTTAGCGCGTCAGAGAATCCGGTCAAAGCGCCTTTGGTTATCTGCTCCATCTTCAGGCCGACATCATCTTGTGCGGAATTGAATTCTTTAAGGGCTTTTCGAGCGCCAGCCAAAGCCAAGTCAAGCTTGCCGACTGCGTCGATTTCTTTCTTTAGCGGACTGTCGCCATCAGCGTCAGTACCCTCTCGCAGTTGAGTCTGGAACTCTCTTAGCTTAGTCAACAAACCGCCAAGTTGATCATCAATGTCTATTTCATCAATGCCACCTAAACTAATCCCCTGCTTTCTAAGCTCGGAAACTCTTGCCCTAACTTCAGCAATTCGCTGGTTTGTAGCCTCAAAACTCCTAGACATCGCTTCTGGTATGGCGACCACGCCACCAACATCCGCAGCCCTTTGGCTCATATTAGATAATTCGTCAAAGTAGTCTCTGACTTGC